CAGGGAAAAAACCACTGGGTAAAGTTATTGGGTAGTTGGTATTCCCATCATTGTGAGCCACCCCCCGTAAATGTACAAAACCAAACGGATCTTTCATAAAACCTGCAGGGTATTCTGCATTCGCATTTACCCAATCTGTACCCCATGAAGAACCCCCACTACCAATATCCGTCCAAGCCTCCGGAGTACCTAAACCCACAAAATTAGCCCTTAAGATTGCATACAAATCACCAAATTTAGTTACTCCGGTTGCTGGTAAAGTTGGATCAAAAGCCATAATTTTCTCCTTTTTAATATCCCCAAGCAATAATATCAACAGTTCCAGAAATAGATTCACTTGCTGCATCAACAACGATTATTTCAAAACTTGTTGTAGTTTCATGTTCAATAATTGGATGTATGTTATATGCTATATTTTTCAAAGTAGCTCCTACATATGGAGGGGTCAGAAATGTTTTAGAACTGTAATCACTAAATCTAACACGATACCAGGGACCATGTACATCGTCAATTACTGGTACAACAAGGTTTTTTATTCTTATTGTTACATCAGGAACATCAAGCAAAGTTTTGATTGAATAAATGCTATAAGCACTATCAAGAGATGGATTTGTTTGTGATACTTTAAGTTTAATGTATCGAAAATAAGCGTTAATTCCAACAGTATAAGGAGCAAATGCAGTCCAAGTAATGTTATCAACACTTATAGCATATTCAATTACAGTAACACCCCCATCCATGTGAACGTGTTGATCTGTATCATTTGGGTAAGATTGATCTGTTCTATCAGGATAGGTTTGGTCTGTTGCTAATCTATTGTGAACATAACTTGTTACGTCAATCTGCACCAGTTGTGTTACAGCTTGAAAACAATCAATCGCATTTGACGCATAACTACCTGTTAAACTATCAAGTACATCTCCTGTGTAATTCAAGTATAATCGTTTTACAGGCGTAGCTTCATACGTCATATTTACTTTAGTACCAGGGGCACCTTCAAGAATATCATCATAAGCCAAAAAGAAATTATTCACTATACCCACTAAAGTGATTACCATAATTGCATCAAAAAGAGAATAATGTTTTGTTGTATCTATTGCTTTAATTCTAAAAATATAAGTTCCATCAATCCATGCCTTCCATTGCCATTTATCTTTAGAAAGGCCCGTAACCAAAATATCGTGTGCCTCCTCCCAATGATCTCCCCCCATTCTAATTTCATACCCCAACAAATCCATATCTGGAATATGCGTCCAAGAAAAACAAACATATTGATCGTCTTGAACAGCAGTAAAATTAGTAACGGTTGAAGGTGGATCTAATTTACCAACAGTTTGAACTTCTTTCCAAGGAGAATTTTTAATATGTCCTTTAACTCCTGCGGTATTAATTGTAACAATGGCAACTTTATACCAAATTTCAAGTGCGTGAATTGGACTTTCACTATAAAGTACGTTAGAAATTCTGAATTTTTCAGTATCAGTTGTGCCAGCATACACCCATGCGTCAGGGTAAACACCAGACCCACCAGTTTTTTGCTTGTAATATATAGCAGCTTTTGCATACAAACTACTGCTTGGTCGAGTAAAATAAACATCAAGACAATCTATAATTGTTCCATCACTGTTTATAATTAAAATCTCATCTAACTGATCGAAAGTAACTGGAGGATGTGCGTTTAAAGAAGAATAATTTGGGGTTGTTAAAGGGGGAGTATCTGAATCCATATTCCAAACTGTCGCATTATACTCATGTCCAACAATATGAAAAGTCTCATCCCCATTATTCGTTAATTCAACAACACGAAAAGGTTTATATTTCATTAATCCTATTGTTGCCCCAAAAGCATAAGGATCATATAGTGCTGGTACAGAATTGAATGTTCCTTTTAAATGATTGGTAGTTCTTGCAACTGGGTCAGTAAAACCAGACGCTGGATTATTTGAAAAAAGTATAGGATAAGTAGTTAAAACATCACTACTGCTTCTTACGCATAATTGATAATCATGATTACTTGCCAGTTCTACTTGTCTATCCAAAACAACAGTTGAAGTACTACTGGAAACTATTCTACCCCCATATCCCCATTGAGGCAATTCACTTTGAACACCAACAACATCACCAACCTCACAATTTAAAGCATCTTGTCCAACATTAAATGCTACTTCTACAGTAGTGAGAGCATTATAATACAAGTCAAGCATAGCCCGTCTCCAGGCTTGCGAGGGAACTGTAATTCCCGAAAGACTTAACGAATCCTCACGAGGAACATCTGCTGATAGATAAACGACATTAAAAGTTTCAGGTTCCCAGTCATTCTCTCTATTTAAAAAATCTATTTGTAGAGCAGTAGCCCTATCTATCATTGAAGTATAAGTTTCTTCCAAAGAATCCTGAATTATATTTGCTGAAGTGAATATTTGGGTAACAGTTGTTGCTGCATTCAAAACAACTCTATACTTCGATGTTCCACTGGGAGGTAATAACCATGCTCTTGCATTACTTGCAATTGATTGAGCCGCATCCCATAAATTAGTAGTTGAATCAAAAATTCCATTAAAAGTGCATCTTTTCTCTAAAGCAGCTTCCGCTTCAGAATAATAATCAGGAGCCGTAACTATTTCATCACAATGCGCTGCCCAGTTATAAAAAGAGCCAATATCAATATCAGCCGGATCAATTCCATCATTTCTTGCCAATGTTATTGTATTATAATTCCAATGGTCAACATCCCAAGTATAACTCTCATTTGTCCATACAGGTTGTGTCAAAACATCAAGACAAATCCATGCGGGGTTATCTGACCAAACTAACATATATTCTTCTGGAGCAGTATAAACTCTAACTAATCGTCCTTTCACCACCATAGAAACATCAAGAGAACCGTTTAATCGTTCCGTTGCTGTTTCATACATAGCGCAAAGAGCAATTCCATTATAAGTAAAATCATCTCTGGAACCAACAACTAAACTTTCAATCACTAAAGTATTAACAGATTGATCTATTTCTATAATATTCAGCGTGGCACCACCTGCGGATGCAAACCCTGAAAGAGATACATACGGAATAAGTTGTTGATTATCTCCAACTTTATGCCCAGTTCCTCGTTTTAAAATAATAAAGGAAGCAATCGCAGATCCAGATAGCGTGGCAACCATAACCACACCACCTTGACTTGCTGTGAGTTTCCCTTTAAAATCATCAGAAGCATCAAGTGAAATGTTAAGAAACATCAGCTCCGTTGTACTTTTAATTACAACACCATAAAGTCCGTCATCTATTAAACCTGTTGGTGCTTTACCAGCAGTTGTTTTGTACCGTACATTGACGATTTCATTGGGTTCATGGAGAATTTCAAATCCATGAGGCTGTGCAAACGTAATTGTATTTGTTGTTATATCGGCTTTACCAAAAAATTTATCTGTAGAATTATCATCTACAAATACATCTAATTGATCTGAAATTGAGTACCCTGAACCACCACCTCCGTCAGTTCCAACAGCGACAACTTCCATAGAACCGTCATTAGTTTTATCTGGTGAATTCTTTGTCACCTCAATGTCATAAGAAAGATTCGCCAATTGATTAAAATAATGACCTTGAGGATCTGTCTGTAACCGAATATAATAGCGGTAGTTTCTATCTTGATTATTTGTTATTTGTGAATCAAAAACTGTTGTATAGGAACCCCCCTCTGGTTTAATCCTTACTTTAACATTACAAGATTCGTTTGCGAGATCACCATTCGATTCCATTTGTTTATACAATCCAGAAGGAAAACTCAAATAAATCCAAGCATCATCAAACCCAGTCATGTCTACTGTAATTATAGTAGGGAGTCTCTCAGCCTCCAGTCCTTCCGACGGAGTAAAATAACTAACAGGTTCATTCTCAAGATCTATAAGTTGATAGGCATCATTAAAATTTGAAAGAGGTGGTTGAGTATTCCATCCATAACGATAATCTACCCAAGACACCTCCGGCAATAATATAGGTGCCTCACCATTTATAGAAATGGATTCAAATGATGCAATAGGCCCTTTGCTTACAGCAAGAATACACGCAATTATTTGTTGTGATGTTGTGTTGTTGTAACCCCCCAAATGAGCAGCAATTACATTACCTTTAGTTTTCATTGTTCCATAAAGATATGGAATTGTTAAACCTGATTCCATTGTTGTTAATGGAGACCAGCTATAAGTTTCTGGGGTTTTATGTTCTTGTATAGGATGAGCTACTCTCGCAAATTCAGCATTTCGATTTTTTAAAGAAAATCTTGGGCCTCCGGTTTTTGTATTAAATAATTTAGACAAACCTCCATAAATAGTCCCGTCTCTTTTTGCCCGGTTGCCAAATGGTATTTCACTCCCACTACGTCGATTCTCAGAAGCTGAATTTGCTATGGTATCCTGTGATTGATTAGCCGCAAGAATTTCTTCGATTAATTGTTGAATATTTTTACTCATTACGAATTCCTTGTAAAAAGAAAGGCCGTACTTCTGTCGTAAAGACCAGGAAAACCACCAAAATTAGCTTGATTTAAAAGTGTTCTGCAAGTGCTAAGACTACGATCACAAATAAGTATTTCAGGAGTAGCAGAATATTTACATTCAGCACCTCTAAAATACTTATACCTGCACGTACTCCCATAATATCTATCAGGAGGAAACCGTTTGTCTAAAGGACTATATAAACTGCAAGTTAAAGTTACTGACTGACTATTACAAACAACTTGTAAAACAACAAAATTCCAAGTTAAACTATCATAATTAGCACTCAAGTTATTTGTGTTTACTATTGTTATTGTGACATTAGAATCAACTCCCCCATTACTTTGAATAATCATTTCTTCAAAAACTCTGGATTGATTAGCAACAATAATTTTGCATTCAGGAACAACAGATTCAACATTAGAATCAGGTAATTGAACTTCAATATCATACGCTGTATAAACTCGTCCTCCATCTTGTGGGTATGTTACATCAGTTACATCTCCAGCCAGTCGAACTTCTTCCCCACTAAAATCAAAGTAAACCAATGGAACCCACGGATAGGGTGAAGACAATCTATTTTTTTCTATACGTAAAGCTGCGGCTAAATTTTTCATACTTGTTCCAAAGAAAAAGTAACGTCCCATCTATCATAAGAATTGTAAGTATAATTCGGAATTGGGAAGAACCTTACTTCATAAGAATTATTATCTTGAGGATTAACCCAAGTAAAGTGATTTGCTCCTCCAGCAACAGTATTAACAAAATTCTCCAATAGCAATTTATCAGTTGTAGTTAAAGCATGATAAGATACTTGCCATTTTTTCCTGATTCTGGTGAAGCGTTGCCGTGTTTGAACATAACCCCCATCCATTGTAGACCGTAAAACTGAATCAACCAAAGTTTCAACAAGTGGGTGACTTGGAAATGAACTTGATAAAGATGGATAAGTTGCCATTACTTCTCCTTAGTAATTCAAAGCCCTGCTAAACCGTCCATTAGAATGCAAATCTTTTAACAAAACATCTATAATATAACTATCATCAGTCATCCGAACTGCGCTTGCTGATTGAACACCAGTCCCCGATTGATTATTTACAATTACATTCACTCTTGGGAGTATTGGGGGAATATTGTTTATTTGTGTAAAAGCATTCTCTCTTCCTTTAACCTTTTCAACAAATTCTACATCTTTTTTACTTAAAACATACTCTCCTTTTTGTGCTATAAACGGAACTTCATCTTTTCCAAGACCCCCCCACGGATTATAATCTAAAGACCCTCCCTTATGAAAACGAGTTACAAACCCCCCCATGTGGTATTGCAAATTAGAACTCGCATATTCATCAAGTGGATTTTGAGGTGGTGGTGCTGGTGGTGGTGTATATGGAGATGGTGTTGGT